CCGCATATTTGCGGAGATTAGGCTTGTGTATTCTCCGCATAGGGGGGTGGGAAATGTATTTCCTAGGGGGGTGAAATGTATTTCCCGAGGGGGGTGAAGCAGATTTCCTACATATAGAATAGGAGATAGAATAGAGGATATATAAAAGGGTTGACAGAGAGGGATTAGCAGGTTTTATGGGGGTTATGCACAAGGAGTCGGACATTTCAGAGTTAATGGGCATGAAGCGGAGCGAACTGAAGAAGATTAGGGAGAGTATCCCTAATACGCATCCCGAACTGGGTGTCCTTTGGTTGCGTGAAGAGTCGAACAAGCCCGAAAAGATGAAGACTGTGCTTTGGACTGACGGCGGGGTGCAGTTTTTGTCGATATACTTAAACATCAAGGCTCAACACCAAGAAATTAAGAAGGAAACGGAGTTAATGAAGCCTATGACCAAGGGTGAGTTTGATAAAGCGGTCAACGACACCAAGTGGGTTGGTAAAATTTCTAATAACCGCTATAAGAACAAGACTTGCCTCATGGTTGAGCATGATACGGGCTTCAAAGTCATTGTTTTGTGCAAGGACAACCTGATGTATCCCAGAAACTCGTTTGTGATTGTCGATACTAAGAATTTACGCCATACTGTCCGTCAACCTCATTTCCAAACCTATGAAAAAGCCTACCAGCAAGCCAGCAAAGCAAAAGCCTAACATGGAAGCCGAATTCTTTAAGAAAATGGGTATCCCCCCTTTCAAGAAGCCCGTCCATGATGATGGCGTTAACAACAACCCTAAAAAGAAGTAATATGGCTACCTACAAAGGCCGAAAGGTCACACTCAACAAGCCCTTCAGAACTCCCAGCGGCCCGAAGAAGTCTGCCGTCTATGTTAAGGGTTCTAATGGAAAAGCGAAGATTGTCCGCTTCGGCGACCCGAAGATGAGCATCAAAAAGCACAACCCCGCTCGCAGAAAGTCTTTCCGTGCTCGGCATAAGTGTGCAACAGCCAAAGATAAGACTACTGCCAGATACTGGTCGTGCAGGGCTTGGTAACATGAAATGCACAAAAAAAAAGTGTTCTTGCCGCTCTAAGTGCAAGAAAAAGTGAAAACGATGCGATGCTGACGCATCGCAAAGATAACGCCACTGTAACTCAATGGTAGAGTGCCTCTTTTGTAAAGAGACTGCTGTCGGTTCAAGTCCGACCTGTGGCCCCACTTTATGAGCAACGAAGAAGAATGGAGACCAGTGCCAATCAAGCAATTTGATGGGCTGTACGACATTTCAAGCCACGGACGGCTCAGGGCTAGGGAAAAGGTGACAAGTGACGGCAGAAGGCTTTCTGAGAAGATTGTTAAGCCTACTAAACTTAAGAACGGCTACTTGCAGTTTAAGTTACACAACAACAAGTTCAGGTATAATGTAAATGCACACAAGTTAGTTGCAATTACCTTTGGACTGATATACTGGAACGAACATTCATCCTCGGAGTTACAGATAAACCACATAGATGGAAACAAGGAGAACAACTCCGTTTCAAATCTTGAAGCCTGTACACCTAGCGAGAACCTACTTCACGCTTACAGGACTGGATTAAAGAAACCCTCTAAAAGATATGGCTGAACCTAGTAACCCTTTTCAGGATGCGTTAAACGAACAGATTAGACAGTTCGAACTCAAGCAGAGACCCGCAAACAAGAGAGCGACTACCGCTGTCGGGCTTATCAAGGAAACTGCTGGAGACTATCCCCGTGCTTCTTTGACTGCTGGTGTTGGCACTTATGCGGCGTATAAAGGTGTTAAAGGTTGGAAGGCGGCTTACAAGGAAGGTCTTGATGTGATGAGAAGTCGTGCCGCTTCTGAAGGGAAAGCGGTTGCAGACCTTGCTGGAAAGGGCGTTCAGGCTATTCCTCGTTTTGAAGGTGGCAACGCCGCCGTTCGTACTGCCGCTAGCGAGTATGCATTGGAAAAGATTTTGTCTGGCTTCCCTTTCAGAAATGAGGAAGCACTTAACAGGGTTAAAGACTTAAGACAGGGAAGAGTAATTCTTACTGGAGAAAAGGTTGTTGGTGTTAGACCGAAATTAGACTTAACAAAGACTCCTACGGCTGTAACCATTACTCCGTATGAAACTCCTGTTGGTATTGCTCAGACACCTAAACAGGTAACTCTTGAAACGGCAGGTAAAATTCCGAAGTTTGATTTAAAGCCTACTACATTTCCTCACGACCCTCTTAATAAGGTTAATTTAGACTCTGTAAATTGGACTACCAAAACTCAACCAACGAGAGTCAGCAACGCTCCCGCTTATACACCTCCGACAGCAAGAAAGCCTTCTCTTCCTAGGCGTGTCGCTGAAATAAGCACAGGTGGTAAACTTGGAAGAGGAAATGTAGGCTTAGAAACTGCGGCGGCTCTTTTTGATATGGCAAGAGAAGAAGGCCCAGTCCGTACTGCCTACAGGTCTGCCGCAAAACAAGGAGAAGTTGCAGAAGGTGTTGTTCTTGGTGGTCTTGCCGCCGCTAGTCGTGCTGGCAGAGGTGCGGCTAATATACTTACGCTTGGTGCTCCTGAATACTTAGGTATTTATGACACGATGGACTTACTCCAGACTGACCAAGAAGCAAAGCGTAGATATATGCAGTTGCGTGGTACGAAGGGTTTCCCTGCTGAAAATCACCCTGTCATTAAGAAAGGAAAAGAATATGTGCCGACTCCCGACAGCCCTTATCTCAAGATGTTAGAAGCACAGATTGCGGCTGAAAAAGGTATCGAGTCCTCGTTGATGACAGAAAATTATTACAAAGGCCCAGAATTCAACTATGTAGTTCAGAATGGAAAGGTCGTTGCCATGCTGAAGCCTGAGTATGCCGCCATGCGTGATGCTGAGGTTGACAGAGCACTCGACAGATACACTTACAACAGACCTGTCCTAAACATCGACCCTACTCTTGGCAATATTGGTTATCAGTTCAACGCTCCTCGTGCCTTCAACTTTGGCGAATATACGGATTACATGATGGACAGATAATGGCTGAACTTAACTTCAAGCCAACTCCGCATCCAGTCATCAAGATGCCAGACATCAAGATGCTGGTTGAAAAACTGGGAATCGAAAAGACCGCACAGATACTGGAGTTGCGTGAAGATAAGATTTTAGCCGAGCAGTTAGACCCGTATCGTCACGGCTTTGAGCCTGACCACTGGAAAAAAGCAGACGAATTACTTAAGAACAAGCAGGAGATACTGGTGCTTGGCGGCAATCGTGCGGGTAAGACGGAGTGGATGGCGAAGAGAGTCATACAGACGCTCATCAACAAGGAGAAGTCGATGGTCTGGTGCTTGCACACGACCCAGAAGTCGAGCATTCAGATGCAACAGAATGTCGTCTGGAAGTATATGCCTCCAGAATTGAAGAACTGTAAGAAGACGAAGGTCACCAACATCGCCTATTCTCAGAAAAACGGCTTCTCAGAGGAGTCGTTCATCCTTCCGAACGGCTCTCAGTGCGTGTTTATGAACTACGCACAGAAGCGAGATGTCATCGAAGGTGGCGAATGCGACCTGATTTGGTGCGATGAACTTGTGCCGATGGACTGGGTGGAGACTTTGCGGTATCGATTGGTCACCAGAAGGGGTAAGTTGGCTATTACTTTCACCCCGATTAGCGGTTACTCGCAGGTTGTTAAGGAGTTTGTGGCTGGTTGCTCGTTCAAAGAGTGGTTACCAGCCCCTATTTTAGACCCAAACATCTGTTATGTTGGTGGAGTGCCTAAGGGTCATATGCCTTTTACCGCCGACAGCCATCGTTCTAACGCTTCGGTCATTTGGTTTCACTCCCAACTCAATCCGTACAACCCGTTTGACGAATTAGTTAAAACTTTAGAGGGCAAAAACCTGTACGAGAAGAAAATCCGTGCTTACGGATGGGCTGATAACACAGTTGGTAACCAGTTCCCAAGGTTTTCTGACTCACATATCATTGATAGTAAGCAAGTTCCAGAGGAAGGGACTAATTACATGGTCGTAGACCCTGCTGGAGCGAGAAACTGGTTTATGATTTGGGCTAGAAAAGCCGATGACGGAAATCTGTATGTTTACAGAGAGTGGCCTGACATTT